GCTAGTTCTTTATTTGACACACCTGGTATTTCAAAGTCTGCAGCTTCACCTTTGCAATGTTGTGACCTAGATGAAGATCCAATTTTTTGACTTAATTCCGGAGATCTATAACCAGAGCTTATAGTTACAGGTTTTTGAAAGTAATCTCTTACAGGCTGTAAAATATTATCACAAAGTTTTTGTAAGCTTTCAATGTGTTCCTTGTCGGGATTGTTATCAATACCACATCGTTCAGCTGTTTGCGATTTTACTAATTCTGCAAGAGTAAAATTGTCGCTTAGTCTCATAACAATATAATTAACAATATTAAAATAACTACAATAATATCCCTTACTTTACAACTTTCACAAGTCCAAGTATCGGTATATTTAGTCCACAATTTATCAACAGTTTTAAACATGTTTGTTAACATTTCCATCTTCTCCTTGCTTGACATATACGTTTATTGGGTGTTTTACGACAATTAATGTTGTGCATTTTTGCTTGACCAGCACTTCTTGAACAATATGACTTACGTCTTTTTGCTGATTTGCTACCTTTTTTAACATCACCTGTCACGGCTGTTTTTAATTTACTACCTGGATTCATACGACGATAAGCTTTTACTCCGGCTTGGGTCATGCCCGCACCAGATTTAGTAGACCTGTAATTTTTTTTATTACGAGAAGGCATACCGCCTTTAGCAAATCCTACTAGATCATTCGTATATTGTTCTACACTAATTTCCATAATTAATCGTAGTTTTTAATAAATTCTGCAATGACTGTGTAAGTATTACCTGAATCAGCTGCACCTGGTACAACAAAGTTAACATCACTTTGGTTTGAGTTAGATGAAGTATTTGCAGGAATACCACCAAATTCTCTTAAATCCCAATAGCCTGAATCTACCAATGTAACGATTGGTATGTCACCATCTGAATCTTCATAGTCTAATCTAGCAAAAGAATCGCCACCATCGCCATTAGCACAAGACCACCAAATTCTTTGTGGGCTTACTGTTGTGACGGATTGTCCATTTTTGTTATCTGCTAATGCAGAGACATCTGCAAAGACTGTTGTGCTACCTGAACCATCTGATTGATTGACTATTTTGATAACTACTCTCTTATCATTTTGTTGTAAGATTGTAGGTCCTGTTACTGTATCTGCCATGTTTCCCTCCTTAATTAAGAAACTAAAATAGTGCCTCCGAAGAGGCACTTAAATCATATTACGCTGCGTAACCTTTAAGTTCAATTAGTAATTTACCAGCTGTGTAGTCTGCGTCTGTAGCAGCACCAGTTGTTAAATATAAAAACTCATCAGCAGCAGGCACGGCTGTAAAATATACTTTACTACCTAAAGTTGCATCACCAGCATTAACTAATAATGTTTCAGTTAAGTCACCAATAGCTCCGTCTTCAACTCCTGTACCTTCTGTCGCAGAATGTATGTTAATATCTGGGTCACCACCAGCAGGTGCTTCAAAACATTCCATGCTACCTGTTAAGATAGTACCGTTTGTTGCAGCTACGATCTGGCCGATGTGACAGACTAAAGCTGTTCCGTTAACACCAATGATGTCGCCAGAACCTGTTGATCTCAAACCTGTTAAATCAATTAAAATTTGTGTAGTAATGATACCACCTAATCTTTGCACAGAACTTCTGTAAATAGTTCCAGTACCTGTGGTGATACCAGTACCAGCTTCAACTGACATTGTGTTAGCGTCTAATGATGCTACACCAGTCGAGCTAATACTTGCTTGTGTTGTTCCGTCATCTTTAGCACTAACGACTGTAAAGCCACCGACTGATCTGACTGGACCACTAAATGTTGAATTACTCATATAAATCTCCTAAATTAAAGAATACAGTTTTTAGGCAAATCGACTATACACGTCTGTATTCAGTTTATTTGTATAGTAACTTTATTATACCCAAAAAAAAGGGGACTCGGAAGTCCCCTTAATCTTTCCTCCAAATTACTACTTACGCAGCACCAGGAGAGCCGAATATTCCTCTAGGATCAGAGAACCCAAATGAATATCTTTCTCTTGCTTTAAATCTTACATTACCTGTATCGAAGTCACCTTCCATAGCAGTTTTGATTGGTGCTCTAACAAACTGTTTAAGTCCATTAGGTGCATCAGTCATAATGAAGAAAGCATCAGTATCAGTTAAGTAATGATTAACTCTGTAGCCTTGTGGGATCATGCCCATTGAAGCCATAGCATTAATATCGTTATCTGATGTACCGACACGCTGAGGTGTTTTTAATATTCTTTCCGCTGTGAACTGAAGTTCTTTTGGAATGATTAATTTAGCACCTTGTAAAGCAACTTTTAGACCTCTTTCATCAACAAATGCAGCAATATCGATAAGAGATTGCTCAATAGATGTTTCTGATAGGTCAGCAGCTGTTGACAACTCGTTAGCAAATGTACCGCCGTTTGTTAGAGGGTGTACAGCTGAACATAGTTCAACTCCGTCACCACCTGTGAAACTTGAGTTAAAAGCATTGTTAAGCACGTTAGCAGCTTTCACTTGTTTAGTGTTAGCCATTGAACGAGCCAATGCTCTTGTGTAACGACCTGCTAATCTGTCGTATAAATTATCCTCAATTGCTTCTTCTGTAATAGCAAAAGCCATTGCGATAGTTTCGTGTGTGTACCTCGATGTATAACCTTCTTGTGCGGTATCAAATGATACACCTTCACCTTCAGATTTTACAGGAGCCGAGCCGAAACCGGATAGAATCACTTCTTCTTCAAAAGCTCTATCAGAACTTTCCGAATCAAAGATCTCACTATGTTCGTTTTCGTATCGGTTATACTCTAGTCCAAAAAGAGCGTTAAGCCCAGGCTCTAACTCTTTGACTAGTTGGGATCTTGAAATAGCCATAGTTAACCTCCTAAGCTAGACCGGCACCTTTTTGGCCGAATATGTGGTTTTGAATGATTACGCGCACATTGGTTGCATCAGCACCGACATCGCTATTATTAGGATCTCTTGAAACATCGATCGCTTTAATAGGTAAGCCGGCAGTTGTTGCGCCAGTAGTTACATCTAATTCAGCACCGGATATACCAGTTGTTGTGCTTCCAGCTGATGTATAAACGATATCAAAGTTACCGAATAAGTCAGCTATAGGGAAAGCAGCATCTGCTTGAATTTCGAAAATAACCATTGGGTCATCAATTATAAACGCTTCTATATCAGAAGCATTTGTGCTCGCAGGATAAAAGTTGGAAAAAGTTTCTTTTCCAGTGGATGGGTCTGTGTAGCGACATCCGTTAAAAACACCTACGATTGGAACTGTACCGCCATCGGCATGTACTTCAACAGTTCCGCCAGTGACTTGCATTACCATATCACCTTTGAAAATTGCTGTTCCATAGTTCGCAGCTATTCTATAACGAGTTTGTCCTCCAGTGTAGGGTGTTCCACCTACTCTGCCTACCGGACGCATCCCAAATGCAGAATCTTGGTTTGCCATAATTAAACTCCATTAAATAATTAAACAAATGTGGTTACAAAAGCTAAAAAATTAAGACTTTCTGTTACCACCAAAAGTTACACGAGATTGTCTGTCAATATTAACAGGCATCTCTGGTCGTTGTTCCTTTAGAATGTCGTTATCAACTGCTTTAACTTGGTCAGCAGTAATTCCTTGAAAATACTGCTTGCGTTGCTCGACAATTTCTTCTGGTATCCTTGCCAACACAAGGCCTCCAACCCCGATTAACCCCTGATGTTTGCCTTCATGGATTACTGGATAGTCATGGTTACCGATTTCATTCTCAACTTCTTCAGCTCGAACAAATTCCCAACCTTCTCTGAGTTTTTTAGAAACATTACCTGAATCCATAAAACCCACACTTTCTACCCTAATCCACCTATGACAATAACCTTGCGGTGCAGGTGGTGCATCTAGACTTGATGGTGGCGCCCAAGGTTTATTACGAATATCCTTTTTCTCTTGGCTCGCGCGTGAGGTTTTCTTTACTGTACTTTTAGTCATAATCTACTCCTTCACGAATTTCGCGTATTCTTCTAGTGGCACCCCTAATTTTTTAGCTATCGCTACTTGTGAACGGGTGAGTTTCACGGTTCTGCGTCCTTGCTGTTTACGCCCCGCCGAGGCAACAGTTTGAACGGGTTTTTTATCTTCGACAAATTTATGAGGGAAATACTCTCTCATAGTCTTATCTATTTCATCATAGTATTCATCAGAGGTTGGGTCAACACCCTGCTGAACAAGTTCTTTATGTTTTTCAACAGCAGCACCCGTCATAACATTATCATTGTTAAACCAAGTGTTTTTACTTATCCAATTTTCTGCTTTTGGATCTACTGCTGGAGCTTGAGGAACAACTTCTTCCGCTTCAGGCTCTTTTACTTCTTGTTCTCTTTGAGCTAATTTAACTCTAGCTTTTTCTTTTTCAACTGCTAGTCTTGTCAACTCATCATTAGCCTCAACCATTTTATCAACATCGCCATCAGCTGTTGCAGTTGCTAGTTTAGCTTTCACTTGTTCTCTTTGAGAATCAACTCTTGCATCAAACTCTTTTAAATGATTATCCTCAACAGAGTTTAAAGTGGATTTAGTTGAATTATATTTGTCTTGTAAACCTTTAGCATAATCAAGAGCAGCTTTTTCTCTTCTTTCTGCTTCTCTCATTTTACGAGTTAGTTTATCAATTCTTTTTTGCGTTTTTTCTGATACATCTTGTAAATTATCTTCACTTTTCGGCTCTTCGATAATTTCAGCTTTATCGTTATTAACTGGATCTGTATAACCTAAATCAACCTCAGGGGTTGCGATAGATTCTTCAGTTGTAGAAGGCTGTTCCACATCAATAGAACTTTCTTCAATACCATCAGTATCTAATTCAACATCTTGTACTTGTGCTTCTGACATATTTTACTCCTAAAATAGTGCGAGGATATCCTCGAGTTTTTCAATTGTACCTATAATCTCATCATCATTAATAATTCTGTGTTCACCAAAACTAGTTTTAAATCTTGCTCCAGCATATCTACCGATTACAACAAACTGACCTTCTTTACACCAAGGTGTTAAAAATTTTTCTGTGTCCGTGTAGCACATGTTACCCATTTTTACCACATATCCAACTACTGAGGTCATTTCAGAAGTTTCTAATGTTTGTTCTGATAAGGCGATACCACCTTTAGTTGTTTCATCCATTTTCCACATTTTAAGTAAAATACGATAGCCTACTGGGTCAGGTAATCGATTCATGTGTTTTATATAATCTTGTGTTGGTTTTGGGACTTCTTTTTCGGACGATGAATTGACTTCATCTTTAATGTAGTCAGGTTTTATGATGTTTGACTTACTTGTCATGTATTCTCCTCATTTTTTTGCAGGTCTTTTAAATCCTGAAGCAGTGCTTCATATGCACCGATCTTGCCTTTAGCATATTGTAATTGTTCTAAGTTGTCTACCCCATATACGATATGATCTTTAGTTTCATCAACTCTTTTTCTAATAAAGTGAATCAGACTTTGAATTGTATCTGGATCGTGCATTTATTTTTTCTTCTCTGGTGCGTATAAATTATTAAATGTGTATTCCCAATCCATGTAACTGTCGTGCGCTTCTGCTTTATGTGTCCATTGTGATGGAATAAAATCTGGTGGACCATTCCCAGTCACCCACATAGCAGGTGAAGTCACGCGTACGCGATTATTAGGTAAGGCTACAAAACAACCTTTCCACGGACCTTCAGTCAATGCTAGTACATGTGATTGTTTATGTTGTGCTGGATCATCTGCTATTTCACTGTTTGTGTAATCTACAGTAAAATAATATTTAGCAGTATAGAATTCGTTTTCAATTCGAGCTAACCAAGGACTTGAACTAGTTCTATCAAAAATTACAATTGAATGATCTCTAGAAGATACATCCCAAGGTTGAGCTATATGTGTTGGCATGGGTGGTGGCATTTCATCTAGTGGTTCATCTTCGACCAATGCAGTGATTGGCATACGAGCCCACATTGCACCACCATGAGGATTTTCTAAACGATTCTCTTCATCTTCACAACCAGTAAAGATAACTTGAAAACTCAAACAACGATCTGGAATAGTGTTAACTGCAATAACATAACAGTGTAGAAATTCACCGTGATACGCACGATGATTATGTGTAAATTCTTTTCTAACCCATGCCTTTA